CGTTCGGCTACGCGGCGCACATCGGGACGATGTGCCACCACTACCTGGAGCACAAGCTCGATCTGGTCCACGGGGCCGGCTACGAGATTGAGACCTTCCGCGAGACCAAGCTGAAGGACATCTTCGAGGTTCCGGGCTACGGCAAGGTCTCCGGCAACTGTGACCTGATGGTGCCGGACTGGTGCCGGACCTTCGACTACAAATTCCCGGGCTCCTGGAGCTACGACAAGGTGCAGATGGCCATTCGCAAGGGCCAGAACGCGCTGAAGCAGGGCAAGGAAGTCACGCACGCCCACAAGCCCAGCATGCAGTACCGGGTCCAGCAGCAGATTTACGCACAGGGCTGGATTCAGGCCGGCTACCAGATTGATTCGTGTGTAATTATTTTTCTCCCGAGGCATACCAATTCAGTAAGCGACGTGATATTTTGGGAAGAACCAGTCAACCCCGCGCTTTACGAGGCAGCTATCGCCAACGTCGGGATCATCTGGGAATACGTCAAGGACGGCGAGTTAGGCCTCCTCGAATCTGACAAGGACTGCTACACCTGCGGGGAACGCGGCCCAGGCCGTGGCAACCTCACCACCTACCTCCAAGCAACCACCTAACAAGGAGCACCACATGAGCACCGCAACAGAAGAACTCACCGACGAGCAGGCAGCCGAGGCGCTGGCAGCTCTCGCTGAAGCCGCTGAGAAGCCGGTCAAGAAGGCGCCGGCCAAGAAGGCAGCAGCCCCCAAGCCCACACTGTTCGACCTCACCTCCATCCCCGGGGTTACCATCGGGGCACCCCGGGAGATGACCAGCAAGTTCAGCATGGTCATCTACGGAGGCAAGGGCGTCGGCAAGACCTCCCTCCTCGGAGACTGTGCCAACGTACCGGCATGGGCACCCATCCTCGTGCTGGCCACGGAAGACGGCAGCTCGGTCCTCTCCCGGCAGTACAAGGATGACCCCCGTGTCCGTGTCGTGAACGTTGAGGACTGGGCCGTCGCAGCTCCCCTCATACAGGCCGTGGCCGACAACGAGACCATCTACAAGACCGTCGCCATCGACACCCTGCCCGAACTGCAGGAGCTCAACAAGGCACACATCACCAACGATGGGCAGAACGAAATGCGCATACAGGACTGGGGGACGATGGCGGACAACACCATCTCCATCGTCAAGATGCTGCACCGCTCCCCGTGGGTGAACGCCATCTTCACAGCCCACGTCGAGAAGGTCCAGGACGACGCAGGCAAGGTGCTCTACTCCCCCTACATGCTGGGCAAGAAGTCCCTGCAGGAGGCCATGAAGCCCATCGACATCGTGGCCTACCTCGCTGTCGTCCAGGACAAGGTGACCAAGGAGTCGGTACGTGTGCTCCAGGTCCACCCCGATGGCAAGTTCGACGCCTCAGACCGCTCGGGCAAGCTGCAGAGCCAGTACGTGGACCCGCACATGATCGACCTCTACAACGACCTCATGGCCGACGAGGACGAGGAGGCCGACGCGACCGAGTGATAAGCTTTTGCTCATCACCTCGTAGTTTTCTCTGTTTTTCAAACAAACAATCAACACACCCACCAAGAAGGATGTAAGCAAAATGGCACGTCTCACCCTGAACGTTGACAAGGCCGATTTCGACTCCGCAGGCCGCACGTTTGACCCGGTTCTCCCGGGCGACTACAAGGTCACCATCTTCGCCATCACCCCCGATGAAGTGAAGTCCGGCGACAACAAGGGCAAGCCCCGTCTGAAGTTCCAGTTCCGCATCGCTGAGGGCGAAGTGGACAGCAACGGCACCACCCAGACCAACCGCCGCCTGTTCTCCGACATCAACGCCTTCGAGGGCAAGACCAAGGACGGGAAGGTTGCCCCGCCGTATGACCTGCTGGCCATCGGCAAGGCAGTCGGCGTCAGCTCCGAGGACTTCGCGGACTGCGACACCGACGACTGGCTGGGCGAGGAGCTGCAGGTCACGGTCAAGTGGGGCCGGAAGCAGCACAAGGTTGGCGACAAGTGGGTGGACATCGAGCCCGCTGAGTACCGCGAGCAGGTGCGCGGCTTCCGCTCCCTGGAGTCGGTTGCCGAGTCCGCAGCCGCAACGGCCCGGGTCACCGGAGCAGCCCCCAAGGCTGCAACCGGAGCCAAGGCAGGCGTTGCAGCTCCCAAGGCTGCCGCCGCCAAGAAGACGCTCATCAAGCTGTAGTTTTTACCGCCCGTGCTGTGACAGCACACGGTCCCTTCGAGAAGGACCACGGGCACTTGATTAGGACATGAGCCCAAGCCCCCAAAGCTTGGGTTTTTCATCGAAGGAGCCGGTAGGAATGTGTAACAAAAATGCTGGGGAGCAAGCATGAGCCAGGGAGAGTTTCTTGACTTCCTCTGGGCAGACATCAAGGGCACCGCTGTCATCGCCACCACGGACGAGAAGGGTGACCCGCGATTCCAGCGGTTTTTCGCATGGCCGGAGCAGCGCGAGTCTCTGCTGGCCACACTCGCCAAGCAGGCTGATCGGGATGTCTACACCTCCGACACCCTGTTCAAGACCACCAACGCCCGCAAGCGATCCGCCAAGGCCACGCGCTGCGTACAGGCTGACGCTGACACCTTCAACATCGAGGACGCGCTGCTGGCTCCCTCGGCCATCGTCCACACCTCCGAGGGCCACACGCACCTCCACTGGTACATCGAGGACTGCACGGACCCGGCTCTGATCGAGCCACTGGCGCACAGCGTCTCGGCCACCCACAGCAAGAAGACCACCGGGCTGGATGACGGCTGGGCCATCAACAAGCTGGTCCGTGTGCCCGGCACCACCAACACCGGCTACTCCACCCCCGGCCACAAGAAGTACATCCCCGGCGCCGAGCCCTACGAAATCACCTATGAGCTGACCGGCCTGACCTACACCTACGCTGAGTTTTCCGAGGCCTACCCTCCGGTCGAGGTGGCCGTCGATGAGTTCAAGGAGATGGGCACACTGCCCGGCATGGGCGAGGCCCTGAAGTCCCTGAAGGCTTCGCCGGCCCTGATGCAGATGCTCACCAAGACCACCGTGGGCAATGTGGACCGCTCCGACGCGCTGTTCCTCCTGGAAAATGAGCTGTTCCGCTCGGGCGCCACGGATGAGGCGGCGTTCGTCATCTGCCACTCGCACCCCTTCAACAAGTTCGGCGCGGACGGGAAGAACAACTCTGACGAACTGCTCTGGGCCGACATCCTGCGGGCTCGCGCCAAGTCCGAGCTGGGCGACTCCGAGGAGACCGAGGAGTACGAGGTGGTGGCCACCATCGAGCCCGTGGCCAAGGACAAGTCCGTGGACTTCCTGACCGCCGCCGAGAAGGAGGACATGAAATCCACCTTCATCAGTGAGTACGTGGCATGGGCTAGCTCGAAGACCGACGCGGCCCCGGAATACCACGTCGCGGCAGCCTGGATGATCCTCTCGACCGTGTTCTCCGATTTCGGTCACGCCGTCCCGAAATTCGGCAAGCTGTCCCTCAATTTGTGGTTCATGGTGCTCGGGGAGACCACACGCTCGCGCAAGTCCACCACCCGGGCGCTCGGCATGCAGTTCATCAAGGCCCTCGCTGTCGTGCCGGAGGCCGACGACGAGGACGCCATCGAGTACAACTACGATCTGGGCTCCGACTTCACCCCCGAAGCGTTGGACAACGAGCTGCTGAAGCGCCCGAACCGCTCCGCGCTGCTGCACCGCGATGAGGCGCAGGGCTGGATTCAGGAGATGGACAAGAAGGCGTACATGGCCGGCGCCAAGGGCAAGATGACCGAACTCTACGACGGTCACGTCTCCGGCAAGCTCCGCGCCACAGGGGACCAGAACCGGCGCGGCTCGGTGGATGTCTCCCTGACCCTGTTCCTCATGGGCATCGCCTCACAGGTGGCTGACTACCTGACCCAAGATGACTTCAGGAGTGGCTTCCTGACCCGCTTTATCTACGTCGAGGCAGAGCCGCCGCCGCGCTCGGCCAAGTCCGACTACCTGGAGCAGGCCGACATCCGGGAGGTCAAGCAGGGCGATGAGGTGTTCACTGCGATGGTCAAGAAGATCGAGCAGTCACGCCAGCACTGGGAAGACTTCACACCCTCCCCGGACTCCCCCACCATCCCTGTCCCGTGTGCCCCGGATGCGTGGAAGCGCCTGAACAAATACATCACCGACGTGCTCGATGCTGCCGAGGGCCACCAGCGCCACCAGATCATCGAGGCCGCGAGTGACCGCCTCACCAAGTCGATCCTGAAGGCAGCCACGCTGCTCGCCATGCTCGACCGCTGCGATCAGGTGGAGCTCCCGCACATGCTCGTGGCCATCAACTACTCCAGCTCGTGGTTCGGCCACATGGTCAACATGGCCAACCGGATTTCCGAGTCCAACTGGGCGAGGTCACAGGCGCAGGTCGAGGAGTTCATTCTGCAGAAGGGCGGCACGGTCAAGTGGGAGCAGGTCTACCGTCAGTTCCGCACCGAGCTCCGGGCCGATGAGTTCCTGAAGATCATCCAGGCGCTCACCGACGCCGGCCTGATCGCCGTCTACCCCGACGAGAAGAACAAGGGCGTCCGCTGGATCGAACTGCTGAACGTGGATCAGGAGATGGCAGCATGAGCGCCCCACGATGCCAGCACTGCAAGGAGTACCACGTTCCGCCGATCATCGTCCCGGCCCCTGTCTTATCCCAGCCCTTCGCAGAATACATGGTGGCAGCGTGAGCACCCAGACCGTCGAGGACATCTTTAGCGCTGACCTCACAGACATCCATGACCGCAAGCTGCTCGGCCTGATGAAGGCCCGCGACTGCTGGCGCCTCTCGGCCCTGGCTGACCGCAAGGAGCGGCTGAGGATGGCACACGAGCTGCACGGCCATGCGATGTTCAGCCTCAACCAGCTGGCCAAAATCTGCCGGCTGAATGTCCCCACCGTGGCCCGTCACATGAAGAAAAACGCAGAAGGTGGAAAATTCGAGCCAGAAGTATTGACCTCGCTCGTGTATCTTCGTAAGCTCGTCATCATAAACACACACATACCACGGTCTTTCGTCCAACAGGCGAATGAGACCGGAACCTCCATTTCCACCATCGCACGCCTCACCGGGGCATCACAGACCTCCCTCTACCTCAAAGCCGCAAACACCAACCACTAGGAGCAACCCATCATGAAACTCGCAGACGTTTTCAAACTCCCGTCCTTCGTCCACAACCACCAGCTCGCGTACATCAACAGCTCCACCAACCCGGACTACGACGGGAAGAACGAGCCCACCGACAGCCTGAAGCGGGCCGAGGTCATCCTCAGCACCGTGGCTGGTGACAACCCCTTCGAGCCGATGCACAAGCCGGTTCTGGTCATCGACATGGCCGTCCAGGTTCTCCCCTCCAGCACCGAGGGCCACCACCATCTCTACATCGACAAGGAGATGACGTGGGAGCACTACGAGAAGCTGCTCACCGTACTCGCGGAAGTCGGCATCATCGAGCGAGGCTACGCAAATGCCTCCAAGTCGCGTAAGCACTCAGCAGTCCGCCTGCCTTGGATCAAGAAGGAATCGTTCGAGCTGTGACAGTCAGAGTCCAGATCATCAACGGCCAGAAGCGTTGTGGCAGTTGCAAGGAGATGAAGGACTTGGATGCCTTCTGGGAGAACCCCAAGGCAGCTACCGGATACCACAGCTGGTGCCGTGAGTGCTCGGCCAGGATTCGCGGAGAAGCCCGCAAGACCAACCCTACGGACCCTGCCAAGGCCCGCATTTACTCACAGACCTACAAGGAGCGGAACCCCGAGGCCTACAAGGCCACAGAGCGGCGGCAGGCCCTTCGGAAGTTCAACATGACCCCCGAGGAGTACGACGCCAAGTGGACCGAGCAGGCTGGACTCTGCGCTATATGCCAGCAGCCGGAAGACACGTTTGACAGCAAGATCGGCAGGGTCCGCAAGCTGGCCGTAGATCACTGCCACACCACAGGAGACAACCGAGGGCTCCTTTGTACTCGGTGCAACACGGCCATCGGCCTAATGCAAGACAACCCAGATCGGCTGCGCACGGCGGCTGACTACATCGAACGGAGCAGATCATGCAAGTAGTGGGATTATCAGGATTCGCCGGTAGTGGAAAATCGACCGTCGCCAACTACCTCGTGGAGGAGCACGGGTTCACCCGGCTGTCCTTCGCGGCCCCGCTGAAGAAGATGCTGCGGACGCTGAACCCCGCCATCATGGGGAACCTCCGGTTTGGAGGTTCCCCCGCCGAGCACCGGGCCACCACCATGCACCTCGATCAGGTGTTCGCCCTGTTCGACGGCGACGAGCTGGCAGTCAAGGAGTCCAAGTACGGCCCTGAGTACCGCCGCCTCCTCCAGGTGCTCGGGACCGATTGCATCCGGGCCGTGGACGATAGCTTTTGGGTCAAGGCAGCCCTCGCCCAGATGCAAGAGGACGGGAACGACAAGTACGTCTTCGATGACTGCCGCTTCCCCAACGAGGCCGAGGTCATCGCCTCCATGAACCCGGCAGGGCTCTGGTGCGTCGAGCGCCCCGGCTACGCGGCAGTCAACGGCCACGCCTCTGAGATGTGGGCGGGCAAGATGAACGAGCGTATCTGGCTCCACAATGGTTTCGACCTTGTAGGCCTGCATGACCAGATCGACGCCGCGCTCGACCTTGCGTTTGGCGAGGTGACGGCATGAGCAAGCGCCCGTTCGTTTGGCACAGCAGCAAGTTCCTGCCGGGTAAGAGCTTCAGGTACCCGTGGGCCGTCACCATCGGCAAGCCGGAAGACCTCAACGACTACGAGGATGCCTTCGAGACGCTCCCCGAGGCGCACTCCTTCGCAATGGGCATCGTCTCCGCTGAGCAGGCGGTGTCCTGATGCGCGTCTATCTTGCCAGCGCCGATGTGGTCACCCCCTCCTGCCTGGAAATCATGTCCAAGGTCAAGGAGGCCACGGTCCCGGACTTCGATCTGGAGTTCGCGCAGATCACCAACGGGCTCGACCTCCCACCCAACGCCACCGTCTTTGCGATGGGCAGCTACACCCGCGTCGGCAACGAGCGTGTGGTGCCGGCGCCGAGCGTTGCCCAGACCATGACCAAGCCCGACATCCACACCCGGCTGGCCACGGCCTTCCGCCTGCTGGTCGATCCTCCGGT